TAGCCAAGTTGGAGGCTTGGGCTTGTTGTACACCACCTGCTGTTTGACCTGCAGTGAGTTGGTTTTGGAGCCCCTGTTGGGCCGCGCCCAGTGCCTGTCCATACCCAGTATTCAACTGGTTTGCAATCTGTGCATTCAGTGCTGTATTGGCATCAGCCACAGTCTGACCCAACACCTCCTCACCCCTCAAGGAGCCAAATTGACCTGAGGCAACAGCTCCAGCATTTGCAGAGGGCAAAAGGTTTTGGTTAATGTTCTGCTGGCCCTGTGTCTCAAGTGCATTAATTACACTTTGTTGGTAGGGGCTCATGTATTGGCCTGCAAGCTGTGCGGCGTTCTGGGTGCCAGCTTGGAGGTAGGGTGAGGCCGCGGCCAGTCCCGTCTGTTGCGTTGCCGCGCTCGCATACGGATTAAACGCACCGAGTTGGTTCGCTGAGGTGGCGGCGTTCACATAGGGTTGTGCAGTCCCTGTTAGGTTTGCATTTGCACCTTGATTAATTAGCCCTGAACCAGCACCAACAATGTTTGCATTCGTTGCTTGGCTCAAATATGGTGACACTGCACCCATAATATTTGCATTAGCACCTTGGTTAATCAAGCCCTGAGCTTGTCCAAGAACGTTGGCATTAGCACCTTGGCTTAAATAGCCTGATGCACTGCCTAGGGCGTTTTGGTTGATGCCTTGATTGATTGCTCCTGAGCCAGCACCAACTATGTTTGCGTTTGCTCCTTGGCCTAGGTAGCCAGAAGCGGCCGTTGCGCCATTCATCCCAGCACCTTGACCAATTAATGTTGATCCTGCTGAGGATGGATTCATGGCAGAGGCTGTGCCAAGGTACCCAGCTGCGGCCAAGGCAGGGTTCGTATACATCGCCTGATCTAATGCAGAAGCACCAGCATTCAGGGGGCTGTTTGTGGTTGCGTTAGTGAGGTACTGGTTGGCCGCGTTCACCGAGTTCAGCCCATTAGCTGAAGAAAGTGCATTTGTAGCACTCGTCAAGTAAGGTTGATAAACACTTGAATTTGTTAAGTTATTAGCATTGTTGAAGGCAAGCGTTTGGTTGGCTGTTGGACCTGCAAACTGTGCGTTTTGGGCCGCATTCATGCCATACAGAGCCGTACCCTGTGAAAGTGCTGAATAGAAAGGGTCAAGAGAGGTTGCAGAGGTTTGGGAGGTCTGCACGTTGGGGGCCGCAGCCCCTTGCGTGAGCGATGTACTTCCAGAATTATTCAACGTTGGCAAATTTGATAAAGCCAACGCCCCACTTCCAGTCCCAGAACCTGTTGTAGATGATGTGGTCATTTCCTATTCCCCTCTTGTAAGTAAGCCAAAGGACTTTTTGCCTTAGGTGGTATTTTGTCATCAGGAGCAGATCTCTTGTGTGCCCTGATTGCTTCTCTCATCTTGTCCAACGCCTGAGCACCTGCTTTATTTGACCCATCTCCCAACGAGGCCACAGTGTCAGCATCAAAAACGTACTCTCCATCTGCCAATTTTGCATCAATATCATCACTTTGTCCTGTTCCTGCACCTTGTACATAGTGTGTACCACCCCTTGTACTAAAAACCGTTTCTAAGGGTGATTTGGGGTAATGTGGATGCCCAAAATGATCATTGATATGACCACCTTTTTTGGCATTTAAATTTTTAAATGAGGGAACAATACCTGATGTGCTTACGCTTTCAATAGGCATTTGATAAGCACCCATCAATTTTAAGTTTTCATTATATGGAGATGTAGAACCTTGGCCTCCACCAGAGGTTGAACCTCCTGAAAGGCCTGCTGGAGAAGCAAAACCTGAGCTAGAGCCTTGGGTTGGTGAAAGTGAGGTGTTTGCGTCCTTCAGTGCAGAGGCCGCATTTGCTAGCGCAGAAGCTGTAGACAGAGCATTACCAGCATAGGTGTAGCCAGTAGGCGTCATGATATCTGCCATGCTTTGAGCAACTGGTGTCGATGCACCACCCAAAGTGGAAACCCCAGAGGCGGCGTTGCCACTCAAGTCAGTGATACTAGGTGCTAACTGTGAACTCATGTCACCAGTCTGGAGAACATTGCCCAAGGTATCAAAAGATGGGTTTAAACCAGCACTTGCGTTGGCAACTGGAGCTAGGGAGGTTGTACCACCAGCCAAACCAGTTGTAGCTGATAGGTCTGTCCCTATGCCTTGAGCCGCTAATTGTCCAGTTGCCGCACTTGTAGGAACTGCACCACCAGCCAATCCTTCAGCTCCAATGTCTGACCCAACAATGCCAGCTCCAGCATCACCACCCACAGAAGCAATAAGCTCTGGAGCGTAGATGGCACCAGCAACGAGTGCGGCATCCCTCAGGATGGGACTCTGCACCACCTGATTGACCACATTACCAACTGCGTTTCCCACATCAGAAACTGCATCTGATACACCATCTACAACTTTACCAAGTACACCACCACTCATTTATAGCTCCCCATGTAAAACATAAGGATCAATCTGGTTGATTCCTGAGTGTTTCATCGTAATGTTTTTTAACCCTGCAAGCTGTGCAAGTCTCAAATCTGTACCCTCATTTTGAGCGTACATAAGAATGGATTTCATGCCTTTGTTCTTGAGAAACTTAGCCATTTTTCTCAAAGCATTGATATATTGTCTAGGTGGGTCACCATTGATAATGGCTAAGAGAACGTTTCTGTCTTTTTCTTTACAGAAGAAAATAACATTGTTAAATCTGATGGGCTTAAAACCTTGTCTAACCAAATTACCCATGGTTACGATAAGATCGTCATGGTTGCCACTCATATCATTGGTTAAGCGATGAGCATGGGCGATTTCGTGCACATCCTTCAACATATGTGGAGGATTGTTGTTGACAGGCTCATTGGCTATGTTGTCTGCCAAAGCGTGAGCTAACAAGTGTTCTATCATTTTTGTCCCTTTTGGAGTGACATTATTCCAACTAAACTTTCAGCCCATGTTTGCCACGTTGGGAAACCCCTGTGATCAGGTACTCCTGATTGCACAAAATACCCAATTCCTTGCATACCAGATGCCCACTCTCTCCAATTTTCCTCAGGCAAAGTCCCAAGTTGGTTTGGAGCAAAAAGTTCTGCCATATGAGCACACCATGCGTCCCAAGTATGCCCACGAGGATCGTAAACAACCATTATGGGTTACCTGTAGAGCGTTCATCGCCAATCTCACATGACAGCAAAACTTTACCCATTTGGTAGTTTCCACCATAGGTGTTGCTCTCAAACCTGATTCTCATCTCACGCCTTTGCTCTCTCATGTCGATTTTAAGCGTTGTGGGGCTAAATGTATATGGTCCAGTGGTGACATCGCTATCGTCAGCGTAGCCTTTGCCAGTGATGTAGAGGTTCATATTGCCATTTTGAACAAAATCTGGCTCAACACGCTCGACTCGAATCCAACGGTTGGTGCCTGAGGGGTCCATGGCCCCGGGGCCCCCCGTCACCCACCCAATATTGTTTGTTTCAATGTAGCTCTGCACTGCATCTACATTTGTTAAATACACCTGATCCGTACCAGTCTCATGTTGCCATATGGTATAAAACTGATTCATCGTTACCTGAACCGTCAATCCTGACCCAGCAGATGGAGATCTAGGCGTAGTTGTAAGCGTTCCAGACAATGCAGATTGATACATACCACCATTGGCTATAGAAAGGCCTGTAACAACCCCTCCAGACACGCTTGTAACAGTCAATAAAGCACCTGTTCCATTTCCACCATTGATAACAACTACGTCATTTACAGCAAAACTTGTTCCACCACTCACTATAGAAACCGATGTCACCTCATATCCTGAAGCTGTATTTGATCCCCAGATTGGATAATGAAATACCTCAGAAAAAGTTCCTGCAGATCTTCTAGCACCTATAGCTTGACCAGCATCGTACCAAGTTTGCTCTCTAACGTTATAGATAACAGCATCTGTGCATTCAGTTGCAGAACCCCTAGGATAGAACCACCATATTTCACCCCAGCGTGGTACCTTGGTTACCCAAACTTTTTGCCTTTGAGCGTAGTTCAGGTTATCAAAAAAGTAGTTTTGGTTCAAAGTGTTGGGAACTTCCTGCACAACACCGTTGTAGACCAAAAATCTATCTACACCAGCCCAATAGTACAAGCCATCGTATTCAATAACTGAACTTGAAGACAATATAGAGGTCTGGCTAGAAATGATGTCATAAGTCCAGAAATAGCTATAACTACCTGAAGTTGTAGGTGTAAAGCTAACCCTGATCAATGAATCCAAAGCCCAAAATAGGCCAGAAGGTGAAGTTGTACCCCCCCTGACAGGCAATCCCTTGACAATCTTACCTGTGGCTACGTTGTTGATGTTTGCATCAGAAGCAACCCAGTTGTTGAAGTCTCCTGCTGAACTATTCTGGATCAATCCATCATTACCGTAAATAAAAAGGTAAGGGTGAATCACAACACAACCACCAGAAACAGCAATTTGATTGTCAAAAGTAACTGGTGTGTACAAAGTAAAAGTTAACCCTGCAGTTGTTCCTGCAGTAGTTGTAATGGCTGTTCCACCAAGGGTGCTTGACAGAGTGAACGTTGTCGATCCATTGGTAGCAATGATGTAATAAGTCTTAGGGCTTGCATAGTTCAGGATAGAACCAGTTCCTGTAAGCGTTCCTGTGATAACGACTGCTTCACCTGTAGCCAAAGTGGTGGAGGTGCAAGAAAACTGTCCTGCAGTTCCTGTGATAGCAACACCAGTAAGGCTAGGAGTGGTTCCAGTGGCATTTTGAGACATGGTTACTGTGTTGGTGACAACAGAAACAACAGTCGTTCCAGTGGGAATATAGGTGCCAGTGATCAATTGACCAGCACCTACTTTGATATCTGTGGAGCTTAAAGTGAGGGTATTTGAGCCATTGGTGGTAGCACCAAAGTCGCTGAAAAGGCCTACTTTGTTCATCGTCCCCCCGGGGAACTTGCCGTACAAAACAGGCGTGTTCACGGTGTTGTCAATGGCTGAGAGGTTTTGCCCCGGGTGCGCTACAAGCGTCTGCCCACCTCCACCAGCATCGTGTGCAATATCAAATTGCCACAAATTATTCGTTGAACTAGTGAAATAGTTCAGCGTGTACTGCACTGGACCATACCCAGTACCATTCACGTTATTGGTTTGCCACTGCTCCAACCCTGCAGAATAGCCAGAAAGCACATAGTTAATGCCTCCAACAGAGGTCATTGTCATGCCACGGGATATGTCTGAGGCATTGTTAAAAATACCGTTGTATCCACCAATTTTACGAGGTCTACCACGCTGAAAACGCACCCATACCCCATCCACATAGGATGGAGAATCAAACAAAGTACCATCCCTCTGGATGCCAGCTTTGATGTTTAGGGATATGACTTTTTCAGACATTAAAAAGAACCCCCAGAGATTCCATTAGGAACATAAAGTCCAAATGCTGAAAACAAAGCACCTAAAGTCCCGTTGATGGTTACACCTACAGTGTTGCTAGCAGGAAGATACAAACCTGTGGTTAAGTTTCCAGAAAAGTTGAGGCTAGGGTTCCCCACAGTGCCTGCGGCAAGGGTGATGTTCGCAAACGTCCCCACAGCACCAGAGTTGGCGTTGTATACATTTGTTCCATCACAAATCGCAATCACAGATTGATTTTGTGCAACAGTCAAATTAGCACTTCCACCAACACTCGTTTGAATAGTAAAAGTATAAGCACCTGTGGTGTTATTGGTAATTGCGTAAAGCTGAACTGTAGATGGTACTTGTAAGATCTGATTTGATGTAAGAGTACCAGTGTAGGTCTGTACCGTGTTCGAAGCCTGTGCTGAACTCAATACATACGTCCCACCTGTAACGCTAACAGCAAGCTGGGTGTATGCAAAAGCATTAGACCTACCATAAGCATAGGTATTAAAGCCTGAGCCATTACAAACAATGACCAAGGACTCAGTAAGTTGAAGTTGTTGGTTTGCATTTCCATCGATTGTGTCAGATCCTGAAGGCGTAATGGTTAATATGCCAGTTCCATTGTTTTTAATAATTACAAACCAGTTATTGCCTACAGTACCTGATGAGGGTAAAGTAATCGTTCCAGCACCAGTAGACCAAACAAACATTTGTGCTCTACTTGATGCACTTAAAGTTGCACTGGAGTAGATATTGCTTACTGTGTAAGCTTGATTAAGCGTGGTGTTAATTGCTGTTAAACCATACCCTGCAAGAGTAGAAGCATTTGCAGATGATGTACCAGCACCAAATTGAATCTCAGCCCAAGTACCAGCGTAAGTTGAATTGTTGGTTAAATATATGTAATACGCCAAGCCTGAGGCTATGGTAATCAGAGTATTTCCAAGAATGTCTGTAACTGTAAATGGGTTAGATCCAACGTTTCTGATCAAGGTTGATTGACCTGTAGAAACTTGGGTTGCAGGAGGCAAAATCAAAGATAGACTTGTAGTCGTAGCAGTGACATCGATGATGTTTGCCACAACAGAACCAGTGTTGCCATTGATAGGCCACTGAAGGTATGTATTCAAAGAAATACTTAAAGCCTCGTACCCAACTTGGGTAGGGCTGATCGTCTGGCCTGTGAACGGATCGGTATATGTGGTCATGATTAGCTATCCAGTGCAATGGCTTGTCTGTCAGCCAAACGGGAGGTGTCCTCGGTTTTAAGGGCGGCTATGGCGGCATCGTACTTCTGTTGAAATATCTGCCTCTGATCGTTTTTCAAGAAAATCATCGCTTGCAACAACGTACCAAAAATCATCGCATTTGGTGCATTCCTAGTCAGCCAATTTGTTTGGTTGTCACTTGCAAGAGGTTGAATTCTTTCGTAAAAAAGAACCTCAAATGAGTATGCTTGATCAGGAGTAGGTGCAACTAACCAATGTTCATAGTCATAGTCACCATAATATTTGGGTGTACCAGTGGTTGATCCAGATGGTGCATACTGCTCAAGATATTCGTATTTACGCAAAAAAACAGGCTGTTTAGAGCCATTGTTTGTTATATTCATCGATACAGTTTTGCGCCATCTTGCTGGCTTTGGTATCACATTGTTACCTGCAGTCATCGTAGATTCAACTACTTGTAACTGACCTAAGGTCTTGATTTCTTGAGCTATTTCAAACTCACAAAGAGTTATGAAAGTAGGTATTTGATTAACAAGGGCTGTGTCATTACGCTCTAGGTACTGTTCAACAGTAGTGACTAAAGAGTTATAAGTTAAAACGAATGATGGAGTCGCTGTAGTGGTCATGATTTAGCCATTCTTTTAGTCATTTTAACTACCTATACCCCTTCAAGCAAGGACTTGTAAAGCGTGTTCTGTTTGAGCTTTTCTGTCATCTAGCCCAATCGTTCCACCGTTGATTCGTTTGGTCAAACCAAGATCATCACCAGCCTCTGCCAGAGCATTGCATCCATGGGTAGACCAGAACCAGCCTGCACTTAGACAGGCTACCCTTGGTTGTCTGACCAGCTCAGGTTGCATAACCAAATCTAGACCCAAAGCTTGTCCACAGTGCCAGTAGTTGTCGTGTCCTGTAAGCTGAAAGAGACCGCCCCCTCTGAACCTCCATCCATCCCCAGAAGCCTCATCTCGGTTTCCCATACGGTTACTGTAGATGTGGTTTGCAATCAACTGAGGCTGTCTGGCGTACTTGTTAGCTTCTTCAATAGTGGGAAAACGCTTAGACCAAAGTTTCATCAAAGACTCAGCCTTGTAGTTCAAGTTTTCCTCTAAAGCTCTGAAATGGTTGGATTCATGGGAGGCTTGGGCAATAAACCTAGCTTCTTGAGCCACAGAATTGATCTTAAAACGTTCAAAAGTCTCTTTTAAGGGGTCTACCCACTCAGGACCTATCCCTAGAGAATGGAGCTTTTCTGCTGTAATCATTTGACACCCTCATTCACGGTTTCCATTACTTGGTTGTAACGGGCGATGCAGGAGTTGTAGCTGACGATGGCTGAGTCTCCATCTGAGGCGATTTGGACAATATCTTTAATAGCCTGTCTGTCAGATTCGGCTCCAGAGGCTCCATCCCCAGAGGAGGAACCTGCACTGGCTTGTACACCACAGGTGGAGGGGAGGCGCAACTCGCCAGAGTCAATGCGAGCATTAATACTATTTTGCTTGGTTTTAATGTCATTTTTGGCCTGTTTTAGTTGGCTGGTGGCTCTTGCGAGCTTTTGTCCGAGTTCTGCTTCTTTTGCACGAGCTTCGCCATTAAGTCTTTCAATTTCAGCTTTATCTTCGTCAACTCGTCTTTGATAGCCTCTGTGATCAGCAACATAGTAACCTCCTGCGATGACTAACAACAAACCCACAACTTTCATGATGAAAGCGTGGGGCTTTAACATAGGGATAAACCCTACCAGATAACTCAATACATAAGCAACTGCACCAACTGCCAAAGCAATAACTGCTAGCCAATAAAACAAGTCATCAAAGAACCATGAGAGCATACTAAGCATTTTTAGCCTCTGCTCTAGCCATAGCCATGTGTTCTCTCATTGCCTCATCTTCTAGAGATGGTGGCCCAGAAGGTGGTGGAGGTGGTGTCCAAGCTTGCGTAGGGTCAATACTGAACCCAGATGTTGAATTGTCTAGATTTGGGCCACCAAAAGCCATTTGAGAACCCATGGGGCTATAACCCATCCTTTGCATGGGCTGACCCAAGCAAGGATTCATGGGCATCTGCATGGGTGGTTGTGGTGGTACAGTTGATTTTCCAGTCAAAACCAAGCTGACCACAGTGAATATTTGGGCCATGACCATAGACAAAATTGCTATGATGGCCTTGTCTGCAGGAGCTTCATTGAACAAAGGTTGCTCTACAAATACGATGCTATAAGAGAACAAAGTAGCAACCATTACCAGCACAAAACAAAATGTCTTGAGGATGAACGCCTTTGTTTCGGCTTCGAGTTGTTCAGGGCTTTTTGTCATCTTTGGGCTTATTAAAGAATTCTGGACAATTCTGCGA